AGTTGTGTTGTCATAGTGAGAACCTAGATTGTAATCGACATCCTCGTATATGATTGTCGTATGGGTAGTATTGGGAATTGACTGCCCATTATTTGAGGTTGCCCTGAACTTTACATTCTCATACTGCACATCAGAAGCTGTGGGTGTGTGAGCGTTGGCTAGAGCAGATGACTTGTAGGTAAACTCAAAATCAATCTCATCACCAGACACGAACGATATTCCACTAGTCGGGGTTTGTTCTTGCAATCCTTCAAGCGTACTATTGTCTTGAAACTGTCTGAATTTTACAGCCGATGCAGAGCTATAATTAATGCGGCCTACATTGTTCTGGGCACCCCCAGAAGAGTCAAAGTTGTTGTAGCTACCAAAGATGGTGTTATTAGCCCTTAAATAACTAGGGGCTGTATCTACCGGTAAGTGACCAGGTACAGTTAATGTCAACCCTGAGCCAGAAGGAGTACCAGTACATACTACTCTACCCTTAACAGTAACCCTTTGACCAAGGATAGTGTAATTAGCGTCTACTGTCACATTTGTCCATGACGGTGTAGAAGAGTAAGACGTTTCCTTACCAACAACACCAGCAACTGTCTGCGAAACAGGCTCAATAGTAACACTGGAAAGACCGATATTAGTAGGACTAGCCGTCTCAGCCTTAAGGTGAAACTCATAGTCGCCTTCAGCAGTAAGCGGAACATCAAGATAATAAACACCAGTACCAGTGATAGTATCCTCATCACCAACATATACACTGTTATCAACATCATAAACCTGAATGGAATACTCGCCGTTGATAGTTGTAGAGATATCTTTTACAGCGACCCTTGCAGAGCCAAACCTACCACCATCAGCATCATCGATGCCTGTTGCTATGATAGCAAACTTGACGGCGTCACCTACAGTCAAGCCAGATCCTGATATTTTAAATGCCGAGCTAAGTGATTCCTCAGGTAGCTCAGAGGCGGTAGTCGTTTGGGCTATAGTCCAGCTTCCACTTGTAGCCGTATTGGTCACGCCTGTAGTCGCATCATCCGCCGCGCTTGGGTTTAGTATGTAGTTTTTGCCACCCACTCCACTGCCACCAGCAGCCGAGCCTGCGGCGTTTGTAAAACGCCAACGGCTAGTTAGGGAGTCATAAACAAAATGGACTGTGTTGCCATCTTCAAGGGTGAACGTGGCAGCACCTGGAAGGGTTAGCCTGTTTGCGGCTGTAGCACCAGCCGACTCGTTTAGTAGCAAAATATCGCTACCTGTTGCATTAGATAAATAACATATATTTGTTTGACCAGGATCGAGAGATCTAACTGTGGCAAGTGATGCATTGGTCAGCTTTACAAGGTTGTTATATGTCGGGTCTATATCCTGGTCAGATCCGGTACTAGTAGAATCTTCTAGCGCATTAATTCCGTTTTGATTATAAACCCAAGCTGTACCGTTGTGCTGCCTTAGCAATAGCTCAGTAGAGTTGAAGTAGGCGTCACCCTGGCTGCCTGCTCCATACACAGCCTCATAGGCCGCATCATTTGCGAAAACTTCCCAGCCTGCCACGCTAACATTCACTGACGTTGGTGCGGTTATCGGCTCGCCATCACTAGAATTAATTTGTCTTATATAACCTGACATATAATCACCTATTGTTGAATAGTGTTAAGTAAGAACCCTTGTTTGCTAGAACCTCGAAGCTACTCCCTGCGCTATCTAGATAGTTCAGGATAGCACCTATTTCGGTTGAACCTCTAGTATATGACCCCGTACCCAGAAAAACTTGGATAGTTTCTCCAGAGGTCAGTGTCTCTTTGTTGAAGTCAAACCTAACATTGCCAATCCAAGACTGGCTGCCAGATATAACGCTAGCAACAGTCACATTGCTAGACTGTACCGGCGTTCCGGTAAAGGTAGAACGGACGACCCTTAAATATATTGTTTCAATTACAAAGCTAGGAACGCCATTGAATAGCATTACTAGATATAGATTAGACAGCTCGCCGTCAGCATCTACGGTGTAGGTGCCTACTTCAACCTCTCCCGTTTCGACAACAATCTCATACATATAATCAGGGAATTTTTTCAAACTCATAGCCTGTTAATCCTATCTTTTCGACTGACCTAGTTCGGGCTACTATAAGCAACCTAATAACGTCATCAGCATTTAATACTCGGCCGCCTACATTTTCTATCTGTACTATGTCACCAATGTCTATATCGAAGAACTCATCTGCCATGACTGTGAACTTATAAGTAACCATGGGAGTGTTGTATGTCTCAGACTTGTAGTCAATAACTACGCTAGAATCTGTTAGGTAGTGCGTGAGGGTCTTTATCTTCTCCTCAGCATTAAATGCCCTAGAGAAGGAGGACGTTGTTGACGAGTTGTTGCCGTCAATGAAGGACACGCCTTCACCCTTTGCATAGGGGTGATCCATTCTTATAGTATTTGCAGTGTCTCCATAACTAATGGATGGTGCTAGATCTGGCTCTAAAATATCATTAGCAGATAGTGTCCAATCAGTGCCAGCCATAGTGCTGTCCACTATCTTGTACTTATAACTATCGCTATCGGTGTTGTAGTAGAGTATGCCATTGCATGACGTGGATATGTTCTCTACAACTTCGTGAACGCTTTGGATCTTGTTGTCATTATTCACAGTGTATAGGACATCGGTGTCAGCATCTGTTTGCGCCTGCGAGAAGCTTGAAGTATCTACAGTAGAGCCTGTTGACTCGATGTATTTTTTTAGAAAATCCGACTGCCCTATGTTCTGTGATTGTAGAACAAAATAATGATCCCACTCATCATAGCCGTCATTATTAAAAACGGTTTGATCGTTTACGCGGTAGGTGAAATATAATAGGTATTGGCCTGAGTCCGTCGCCTCAAATGTCCATTGGTGAAGCGCGTTTGAAGACGTGGTAGGATCGAAGGAGAAGCTTGCACCTGATAGTGATTCTAATCGTTCAGTGTAGGCAGCACCTGCTGCTGCTGTACTCTCCCTAGGCGGCTCCCTTCTGAACATTTGAGCTGGGAACATTGCAGCCGAAACGAGACCGGCCGTGTCAACCCATACATTGTTATTTTCATAGTCGATATGAAAAATTAGTACGTTACTAGTGCTTGTTCCGCCTGTCGAAAAACGCCACGCAACACCCTCAACAAAATATCCAATATAGTCTTTAGATACAGAGTAGATATAGGCTGTTCTTCCAAAGAAGGTTGTTGAACTTTGGTATGATACTGATACTGATTGCGAGGACGTCCTAGACCAAGGGTTATCAGATATCCCTAGCAGAAATTTATAACTTCCAAGGTAGACGGCCTTCCTAACAACGCTATCAGGAGGCAACCTAAATCTTTGCGACCCAACGTAGCCGCTGTTAGGTTCCCTAGAATAAAGATATTGATACCTCCCTCTAGGCATAACCTGACTTGTTGGCCCGTAGCAAACTGGTATGGGCTTGCCTTCTAGTTCATCAGGAAGGTTAGTTATATGTGATCTAGTGTATTGATAATATTTTTCTGCGTTATTTAAGGTAGCAGCCGCTTCAAGTAGTTTCGTAGATGACTTGATGGATATGGTTACTTTTTTGCCAGACCTGGCAGCCGTTATATAACCAAAAGCAAGCTGCTTGTAGGCAGCTCCAATCTGACCATATATAGTAGCCGTTTTGTTTTTATAATTATCATACTTGGTCAAGTATTGGTTCAAGGCATAGTCATTATTGTCTAGTGAGATAGTTGTAGATGACGTTGAGAGAACCCCATTCAACATATTACTTGCCGACTCTAGCACTGAGGGGTGAGCAGTTAGCCTTGGATCCCACTTTACGACATCGCCTGAAGGTGTCACGGGGTCATCTTGAACGTATTCCACTGCAGACGTGCAAAACCTAATCGGATAATCGATAAAAATATTTTCATTAGGCGCGCTAGTTGTAGTGAAGGTCAGGGTTTTTGTAGATTCTACCCATGTGAAGGCACCTAAGTCTGTGACGCTTTGAGCGCCTCTATCCTGATAAACCTTCTCTGGCTTCACAGTCACCCATTGAGTCGTATATTGATTAGAGCCTATCGAAACTATCTCGGCGTCAGGCGTAAAGCGTCTAGGCAATAGCTTTATAAAGGATTGGCGTTTCAAACGACCTCCTCAATGGAAAACTTCATTGTGAACCTTGTTTTAGAAACGTGCTTTATTCCTAGAGACTTTGAAAATCTTGCAAGCCTAGTCAGCTCATCGAAGTTAGACGTTATGTAGTTCCCAGGGTCGATAGCTATCGGCATCCAATTAGATATGCCGTTCCTGTTGTACAGGTTTTGTATCACCTGCCTATCATCTTCATCGATTAGGGCATAGGAGAAGCCGCTCAAGGAGTCGTACTTAGTGCGCTCACTAAAATACGGCGTCCCGTCTAGCGACTTACTTACTTTTGTCGAGTCGTTTTGTGTCCATGAGAAGCCAGGAGCTACGTTCCTAATTGTTGTAGTGGTGTAGTCACCCAGGAAAATATCAGCAAAGCTTATGACGCCGTCAGGATTAGTGGGGTCATCTATGTAGATGCTCACATATCTATAATTTATGTCTGTGAAATAAACAAGCCTGTCATCACTTGTCATTGTCAGTGTGACATCTACTTCAGGGCTAGCCCAGTCTGCAAGATTATCAGCCTGAAACTTTATAGTAGCTTCCTTAGTGATGCCTAAAGCACTGCCAAGTGGAGCAAACAAAGTAAAGGCTCTAATGCTATCAGGAAAGCCCAGGTCAATAGTGATCCTAGTGCTGGTAGTTGATGTCTTGAATAGCTCAGATCTAATATCAGATATAGCATTTGTTAAGGGGTAGCTTGCGTCTTCATTGGTTACTGTATAGTTACCATCTATTTTAAGGTTGTCCATAAAACGGACATTGCAATCTTGACTCATCAGGCAATCCTTGCATTATCTTGGTTCAATTCTAATATTCTACTAGCCAGAACCTCGCCGTCAATTGTTAGCTCAACACTCAGAGGCTCAGATTGTGCAGCTTCATCGGATGCGCTGATTTTAATTGCTAGAAGCGATTCTATCGACTGTTGAATTGAGCCAAGGATTGAAACGACTTCGCCGTCACTCATCTTTAGATCTTTAAAGCTCCGCTCAGGTACTACAACTTCACCAGGAGTCAGCAAAGCGGGAACAGAATCGAGCCCTGGAATACCACCCTGGACTAGACCACCATCTGCAAAGCCGGTAATTTTCGTAGATCTAATTTGATTCACTCTAGCAGTACCAGCAACAACGGCGGCGGCGGCAGCGGCTGCACCTAACGCTGGACCAGCAATAGGGATCCCAGCCAGTGACTTATAAGCCTCAATTGCAGTGGTGGGAATAGCTACCAAGGCCTGGGCTATCGACGCTGCCTTACCAATTTCAAATGCCTGCTTATTGCCTGAACTCTGAAGGGATGATATAGCCGATAGGCCAACATTTACCGCCTGTGCCCTTTGCTTCCAGGTACTATTTTCAAACTTAAGCCGCGCATCTGCATTAATTTTACTTAAGCTTAGCTCGTCTTTTCTAGCCTTTTCGGCAACAGCCTTCTCTTGTTCAGCTTGGCGTGCCTTTAATTCAACCATCATGTCAGCTTGAGTTTGAGCCTGCAGAAGCGCAGCCTCGTCAAATAAACCCTTGGATTCTAGTAGGGCTATATTTTTCTCAGCTTCTTTTTGTAGAATTATATCCCGTTGGCTATCAAGCTGTTCAAGGACTAGCTGGTTTTCAGTCGCAGCCGTTGCCTTTGTATTGGCTAGCTTTTGAGCGTTGAGTACTTGCAGCTCGTCATTGATCTTAGCCTGCTGGACTGCTGCTGCGTTAGCCTCTGGCTCTTCCTCGGCCTTCTCAGCCTTTGCTTCCGACTCGGACGGCGCTTGGCTAGCAGTAGAGACATCTACTATAGACTTCTCTAACTTCTCTATCTCTTCTCTTAGCTCGCGCGCTCGTTTTTCTGGGTCTTTGATACCCTCAGAAACGCCTACAAATTCCAGCATGCTTTGAGTTATAGATTTGGTTCCGCTCTCGACTTCCTCTAGTTCTGATTTGAGGTCACCTAACTCGCCGGTCATCTTTCTAAGTTGTTCTGGCTTAGTTTCATTAAACCAGGCGCGTATTGCTTGAACGCCTGTGGTCAGAGCTACTGTGACATCAGTAGCGGCTGGTAGCAAAACCTTGCCTAGGTCAGCAGCTAGCAAGTCAATATTATCTTTTAGTGTTGAAGTGGCACCACTGAAAGTCTTAGATAGCCGCTCCATACCACCTGCAAACTGCCCTGACCCTGTAGTCATGGTAGCGAATGCCTTTGCTACCTCTTCGCTAGATATCTTGCCAGCGCTAATCAAACCTTTTATAGACGACTCAGCAACGCCTAGACTTTTAGCTAGTACCGGACCGAGGTTTACCGTTCTTTCAGCTAACTGATTGAACCTTTCACCCGTCAATTTTCCGGCTACTTGTATCTGTCCGAATATCTGTGATAGCTCGCCAATGTTCTGGCCTGTAGCCGCTGCGACTTCACCTAATTGCTTTAGTTGTACAAAGGACTGCTCGGTATTGGATCCAAAGGCAAGAAGCGTTTTATTTGCCTTGGCTAGCTCATCAACTTGGAAAGGTGTTTGACCTGAAAATTCAGCAATCCGCTCCACCTGCTCGGCGGCAGCGGCGGCGCTTCCAGTAAATGCTATAAATTGGGTTTCTAGGTCTTGGAATTTTGAGGCTTGATTGATTGCGGCGACTGCAGCCGCGCCTATAGCAGTAACTGCTACGGCTGCCCCTGCTGCAGCACTGGAAATTAAGGATAAGCCTGCGCTGGTTTTTTTGCCAGCCTTCTGGGCTTCTGCTCCTAGCCCCTTAAATTCTTTTTCTAGTTTCTGTAGTTCTTGAGTAGCTTTCTTTGTTGCTATAGCAATCGCTATATTAATGTCAGCCATCTTGTTACCCCTTGCTCTTTGTCATAACCTCATTATAGGCCGCTTTGATTATATAGATTCTGTCAAAATCCATATGCGAAAAATCCTTAACATTGAGGCTAAGGCTAAGAGAAGACGCTTTTGTTACTAAGTTATGAAGCCTCAAACCCCGTAAGGCTACGGCTGCATTATCAGCACCTGTTATGCCATCAAGGGGTGGGAACCCGATCCCTATATTAGAACCGACTTCCCTTAAGATTTTTTTTCAATGTCGTCCACTTCATTGCTAAGCAAAGACAAGGCAAGAGACGACAAGTCATCAGCCATTGATCTATCAGCTAAGCAATCTTCCCAGCTTTCCTTGCCTTTTATCGATTCTATAAAAGGAGCAGTATGTTCTAACGCTCGCGCTAGTCTATAGAATCCTGATTTATCGCTACCCCACCCGCAAGCGTCCTGCAGGTCGAATAGTTCGATGACATTAGGAAGTCTATACTTGATAACTGTTCCGTTTTTACATTCAATACTAGGCATAAAAGTCTCTTAAAGTTGTGTTATATAAACATCTTGAAGGCCCGCAGTCCCTACGACTGCAGTCCCTGCAAATTCTTCAACTATATAGCCGTCACTGTCAATAATATTCTTAGTCGTGATTGACACTTCAGGGCAGTAGTTGCACTGAACCGTTCCTGCCACCCAATTGCCGCCGAGTTTTGTACCAGTGACAAAGGCTAGCGATACAGTTTCATTCTTAAGCATCTTATAGGTTCGGTCTGAGTCGTGCTTTTTAAACTTTAAAGTTCCCGCGACTGACACTTCTCTAGAAAGAATAGCCGACTCGTCAACGCCACTAGCTGCGCACCAATTAGCCACGTCTGTTTTTGGGGTGCCTATAGTTATGTTGAACGCTTGACCACCAAAGCAGATGTAGTCATCAAAATCACCCAGTATCAACATATTATCTTTTACTACAGACGGCTCGCTAGCATCATAGGTAGGCGTGACTGCAGGCGCGTAGGTTAGAGCGTTGTCAGAGGTGTATGTCAAGGCCGCTGTATCATCGGCGGCGACAAGGAAGCCGATGGTAGTCCCTACTGAATTGGCGGTGTTTGCTCCTGTATTCCAAAGAAGACTTAAAACCGAGCCGTCTGAAACAATAGTGAACTTTCCAGTAGAGCTATCAAATGTACATGTAATAGCATCGGCTGCGCTTGGAGCAGAAGCCGCTGTCATTTTAGATGCAATGGCATCAGCTAGATGTATCGGTGTTTGATACGGACCCTCTACTAAAGTGGCTGCCACTGTGCCTGAGCTATCTGTGAAGTCGATGTATTTGTTGTTTGCATCGATAGTGATTAGGTTTTCACCAAAATTAATACCACCAATTTCAAAGGTGACTGTGGCTAGCTCATTAGCAGGAAAATCCATGGCAATAGAACTTGTTCGACATCCTGCGTGAGTCAAGTGGTAGGCACTAGCTGAACTAGAGGACTGAAATTCGTGAGCTGAAAACGTAGGCTGGCTATCGTCAGCAGTGTCCCAAAATACAGCCTTGCCTAGGCCAACGCCAGATGCTGGAGCAGCACCGAGATTGAAACCTAGCGTTACCTCATCGGGTGAAGCCGAAGAGTCAATAGCATAAATAGGCCTAACAGCGTAGCCGTTCACGCCGTCCTTAATCAGAACCGCTTGGCCTACTTTTAGTTCTCCGGCCAAGATGTCGCCGTCAGCAACCTTAAGATTAGCCCTAGCAGAAGCAGTGCCCGCAGTAGATCCTGCTACAGTAGAAACCTCGGTAGCGTGAACCTCTTGACCGCCTAGAGCAGCCTCGTACAGAATAGCGTCTTCGGGTGCTACACCTTCCGTTCCGCTTGTCTTGATGTATCTACTAATGGACCCTGTAGGCGCTTCTTTTGTCACAAAAGACTTACTTGCGCCGATTGAATTTCTGAGCTCATCAGAGCTAGTCGTCTCAACCGCACCTACTAGGGCTGACCCTTCTCGGACAACACTGAAACTAGCAGCGGTAGGATCTACGATAACGCCTTCTGTTGTTTCTTTGATGAATGCCATCACTTTAGATTTTGAGCTAAACGCCATGATAAACCCCTTACGTGCTTATAGTTTCAGAATATAAAATTGATAGACCTATAGTAACTGTTATCATTTGTTCTTGCGATTCATTATCTACAAGGTATTGTATTCCCGTATCACCTGTTGGGCTAGTGTCAATCGCCAAACCACCCAGTTGAACATCCGCTTGTAGATCCTCTAAAATTGTAAAGGCTGACTCCATTATAGCAGCCTCTAGCAGATCTCTGTTGGTTTCATCATGGCTAGGAACATAAATATTTGTAAGGTGAACATCGTATTGCCTAGTGATTAGTAGCTCACCTTGACAAAAGTTCTGGGTATTATTCTCAGCCGGACCATATGCTACTGCAAAACCCTTCTCCAAGTGGAGATTTGAGTTTTCGCTAGTGGCCAGGTTGTCAGGTAGCTGGTAGTAGTCTGTTAGAGCGGCTGAAACCAAGGCATTTATTGCTGCTTTTATGTCTGCTACTTTTGACATTTATCCTACCTTGACATGAAAATTGTAGATGCTTTTCTCTCATTTTGATCTAGCAAGCCATCGCCGTCAAGATCCATCCGCCACTGCTTTTTATTCATCGTAGAGTGGTACTTTCCAATTGCGTCCTTGAGCTGCTCTGGGTTTCTATTAGCGCCTAAGCCTCTAAATATAATTGTAGCCGCCTTGTGGACTGCTGGGTTTTTCAAAGAAGCTAGGTCAATCACCTGGTTTCGATCCCATGCGATACGGCGACTTATTAAATCTTCCACTAACTCATCTGCAGCTAGAAAATGCTGCTTGTCCCAGTTTGTTTTTCCTGACTGCCAGGCAGTGAGTAGGCTAGAAGAATCAAAAGTGGGGTATTTTCCGTATAGGTCAGCATCATCAGCAAACTTCTGGCCTACATAGTCTAGGCTAAATGTGATTGTTGCACTAAAGGAGATACGCATCCAATACTTGTTATATGTCAATGGCGCGTTGACTAGCTCAGCTATGTCAATGCTGTCCTGTTCGATATCCCACCCAAAATCCCTGTTGGGTGTGAACTCTAGGTTTCCAGACAATGCCATCGAGGCACCAGAGGAAGACGTTCTGTCGAGGATATCCACAGCCTCCTTCCAAGCGCCTGCATACCACACCTCTATAGTAGGTGTTGAGGCTGTAGCGTTTGCCGTTCCTATCTCAAGCCATCTGTGATTGAAGGGTAGAGACGTTCCTACATATATATAGTCAGTACCTAGATCCATAGTGATTGATGAACTAATAGAATCAAATTGCGATACTGCTAAAGTTAGATCTGTCGCTGCCCCGTTCTTTAAAAGATAAACTCTTTGATCCATTGTGCTAATCACTGTTTTCTCCCTAAGCGTCTACATAGTAACCTAAAACCGTAGCTGCTATATTATCATCAGTGGTTTTGATATTTAGCCACTCACCTTGAGTGACGACCAAGCTAATGCCTGTGATTATTCTATTAGTGTTTTTAAGCATTTCAAGAGACAGTATACTTCTGGATGCCGCTAGGTCAGTAATGTTTGAAGCTTCATATAGTTCTACCGTTGCGGCTGTTGTTCCAGACACGCTTTTATCTGCGTCTAGTATTATAGCTGTTATGATAAACCTTCTGTCAGGCTTGGGCTTAACTAAATTAAAAGCCGTATTTGCTGCACTTACCTGAACAGTGTAGGCTTCGGAGTAGGATAAACCATCCAATACTAGAAGCTGGCCTAACTCATTTACCTTAGCTTCAAACCCGTCTCCGCCGCCGCTTTTTATGGTCGATGAAAAATTCACTCGAAGTATCCTTCTATAGCTATACAGACCTCTCCTGCAACGGCAACCTCAAAGGTCACAGACAAGCTATCATTTTTTCCTAATATAAGCGCGTCCCTTGTATCTACAGTGGAGTGGCCTACATGGTTTATATGCTGACCGAACCATGTGCCACCCGTAACAGTCTTTGCATTTGCGCCTATATAAACAGTCGCTTCTGCACTATTGGAGCTAGTGAAATTCAAATTAGTAGATTGCCCTGGTGTCTGGTCGGAAATTAATGTTCCGCCTGTAGCGTTTTTGTAGAAGGTGACTTTTTGAACCTGCGTCCCGCAAGTTCTAATTGAACTTAAAATCAGCTTTTTTGTGCTACTGTCATTTTTAATATAAAAGCATCCCGTTTCTGTGCCTGTTGTGGTGATAGAGGTGAACTCACCACTTGAGAACATATATACTTGCTCTTCTTTCAATGAATTTTCGTGTAACTCAGAAGAGGCGGCAGCCTGTGTAAATAGGCGATTGTTTTCGTCTATCTTTGCCGCTCTACCTGTTCCTGTACCATCTTCAATTTTCAATGTAAGACTCCTTAGTCTGTTGTGTCGTCCTTTTCAAACCCTACAATAGCGCAGTAAAAATCAGCCGAACCACTAGAGACATTAGCCGTTAGCTTTATGGCCATCGAGGACCCTTTTGGCAGAACAAAATTAATTGTGAAAAATGACCTGCCTGAAGCGGATGTCTGCAATAGTGCTATATCATCTCCTCCTGTCACTGTGCCGCCTACCTTGCCTTTATAAGTGAGACCTGAAATAGTTTCTGTTGATCCAAAATTTCTATTTTGGTTCAGACCTAAAGGGGTTGCATCTGTTATTAGATCGCCGCCTGTAGGGTTTCTAATCAGTGTTATATAGGGTTTGTCGGAGTAGGTTATCCCGTCAAAAGATGCTGTCGCTATGGCCTCAACTACAAAATCTTTAGTACCTGTATTTTTATAATACATCAAAGTAGCATCGCCACTGATTGATATTAGGCCTGTATTGAGATTGTAACTAGTCCCCTCCTCTGAGGCGTGCAAGGATTCCGACTCTGTCACGGAGTGGGTTCTTAGCCTGTTCTGGCTGTCAACTTGAGCTTCTTTCCCTGAGCCTTTGCCATCTTCTATCTTAGCCACTTTATAGCTCCCTAAGTTAAGGTGTCAGAAATGTCTGAGGGTGTAGGGGTCACTTCTGTCATTAATTCAAAATAGAAATTGATCTTTTTCAACTGAGTAGAGACGTCTCTTAAGGCAGATATCATCTGGGTCTGTTCTACTTGAAGCTGGCTAGCGTCTTTTATGACTGGTATTGGCTCAGTAGTATCATTGCCTACGTTGACTCTACGTGTTGATTCAATCGCATCAGAATCGGCTGTGTAGTTAGCTCGCTCTAAGCCTTGTAATGGAATATTAGACATAAAAAAAACCTTCAAAAGATTAAAGCCAGGTTACAAAATATAGGTTTGCAACCTGGCAATATTGAGGCTAATCAATCACTCTACAGTGCTACGTACTCAAAGATAAAAGTAGCTTTTCCGGCTGTCAATGCTGCAGTGTTGATATCCATTTCGATATCGTCAGCAGCCGCAACGGCGATGTAGTCGCTTACACCTGGAACAAAGGCACCGGCTGAAAAACTTGCAACAGCCTCAGCACTAAGAAATTCAACAGCAGAACCACCAGCAATGCCGCAGTCGATAGTAGCAGTAGCACCGACAAAAGCCGTTTCTACGGAGATACCTAGAAGCCTAACAGCGCAGCCGTCAGTGAAGCTTGTTAGAGTTACCTCGTCAGCTAGAGCGCCGCCGTCTAGTGCAAAGTCATAGACCCTGCGAATGATTGTTGATCCGTTAGAAAACGGAACGCCTGATACCGCTCGGTACCCGTCTGCCTGTACTTTAGCCATTAGTATTCTCCACTTTTAAAATTTCTGTTTTAGTTTCTTCTATTCGTTTAGCCCTAGGTGCCCTGGGTTTTAAAGTTCTTTCTTTTCTACCCTGGCCTAGTATCTCAACGTATGCACCATGCCCAATCTCACCAATAAGTGGCCCAATATGTAAAATATTAGCCGCCTTTGTTATTTTGTTTAGCTCCTCTAGCAAGATTTTTGGTGACCTTGCTTGGATCCAAACGAGATTGTCAAAGTTGTTCTGTCTGTTTAAGTCGTCAGCCAATTAAAACCTCTTAATTTGCAATACTAATGTGCTTGTTAGCACCATTAATACCCAAACCAGCACCAAACACAAGATCAACACTAAGGACGTGGCCAAACTGCTTGTTGCTATGAAGGTCGGAGATCTTAAATCTAGGCTCAGTTTGCATTGCAAGAAGCAGCCAGTCAGGGTGAAAAGCTAGAGCTGATTTTGCTGAGCGGCTATCATCTTCGATAACATTGAAACCATAACGGCGAGCGCCTACACGTCCGGTCATTCCTGGGATGTCCATACCGTTGAAGTCGGTTTCAGAGTAAGACTGATCCGCAACAATGTCGGAATAGTAATCAGGGTCAGCTAGAAGCCATCGTTCCTGAGAAGGCCAGTTTAGCTGTGAGGCCAACGTCCTGATAGGAAGTAGATTAGCCGAGCTAAGTGAGGCAACGCTAGTTTGCGGGTTTGCAGATGCTACCAAAGAGTAAAGGTAGTCATTGATCTGCTTGCCGACTGAGAACATCATAGAGCGGCGGATCTTAGGATCATTAGTATCGATGATAGTCTGCAGGTCAACTAGGTCTTCAAACTCATATGACTCAGTCGCTCTTTTGTTGGCAGTGATGTCAACAGATAGAGTCTGAAGCTTACGACTTTCAAAAGTATCAGCGTCAACACCTACTGTGCGAAGCGCTGTATCGGTAGGTGAAACAATTTGAGAAACTGTAACCTTGTCGTTTCTCTTTCTGATATCGCCTTCATAGTCCTTATTGACAAGGGCTGCCAATAGGTGACTTTCAAGAAATTCTTGCATAAAAAGAGCTGACCACTCAGTCTGAATCTGTGCCTGTACATCGGCTAATCTAGTAGTTCCCATCTAAAACACTCCCTAATATTTAAAAATTAAAACTTTGCATCAGGGAAAGCTTTAGGTTCTACCGGAAGTCAACATTCCCTTGACGGATTTGTTGTTGCATCCATTTTGAACCCTTAGCCCTTCCTTCAGCTTCGTACTCTGACTTGGACATTTTCTTAGACGTTCCCTGAGGAAAGTCGCCTGGTGCACTTGAAGAGGGACGCTTGAATATTTCGGGGTAATCAGTCTTGAACCTGCCCGCTACTTCCTTAAGATTATCGAGGTCAATCTGACCATCAACAAATTTAATATCATCTAGCGGGATGACTGGTAGGAATTTATCAGGAACCCGCTGCCCTAGAGCATCGGTTAACGCACTACATTTTGCGGCCTGTTCATCCCTAACCCTGAAATTGCTAATAGCTCCATTTAGCTCTTCAATTTCTTTGTTCTTAGTGTCAATGACTTGCTGGAAGTTCTTTTCCTCAAGCAATTTTGTTTCGGCTCGCGCCTTCGCCTCGGTTTCGTACTCGTTGTTTTTGCTTTCAGATTCCCTAGCACGAGATTTAAATCTGTGAAGGTCTTTTTGCATACGCTCGTACGACTCTCGACTTACAAATTTGCCTTTGTCATTTTCATCATCGTCAACGCTGTTGCTCGATGTTTGGCTGCTAGCCGGAGGTGTGCTTGATCCGAACCCGCCTTCAGGCTGCCCGTCCCCGTCCACTGGACTGAGGAATTTTGATCTAGTAAACATTTTAATTGAAACCCCTATACTATGTCAAATTTTTGATAGAGCAGGCTTGATAATTGTATTCTGATAGAACCTCAATAATCGCTTGTACTCTAAGTTTGTGATGTCCATATATGTTCTACCTGCTACCTGTACCCATTTCGACAACTTTCTATTACTGAAGTTGTCGCCATTCCTAGCAGATGTAGAGTGGCCTATCTTAAAATTGTTCTTTGTGGCCTTTAGAAGTTGAATGTCTCGGACTAGCTGGCCTGTGAAGGTTAGGTTTTGTTTTCTAGCAGAAGTAGTAGAATCAAGATCCGATTGATAACGCTTTCTATAAGCTTTATAGGCAGGACTATGATCCCTTAAGCTTTTTAAAGATTTCTTTGGCCCAAGCTCCTTAGTAGATCCAAAGCCAAGGCGCACGCGCTTTTGCATACCAATGACAGCAAAATTGCCGAGCATGGTCATTGATTTTTTGCTTGGAATAACGCTGAATTGCTTTTCAAGCCTCTTATTCAAGTCTTTTATTTGTGATTCTGTAGTAGCCACTTAAAAATTTTCCTTAACCTTGCTGATTAGTCTTTGCAAGTCAGTATCGTCTATACCCATAAAATCTCTAGCCTTGCTAGGATTAGGATTACTCGATCCGTAGGTGCCTCTGACGTTGCCATCTGCCTTAGCGTTCTCCTCGCTACCCCTTTCAAAACCTATCAGAACAGATCCTCGCTGGTGACTCAAAACATCCAAAGATATAAGCATGTCGCCTGATAGCGTTAGGTCAACTTTACTAGTCTTCCCTGCGTTTTTGAAGTCTAAGGACTGCATATATTGCTTTGAATATTTTGGGAACTTGTCGCCGTTCTTGTCCCTGCTTGCCTCGCTGCGCTTTCTGATAAACTCCGTGACTTCCCTGCCTAGGGCTTCCCTCATGCTTGGAGTGAAGTCGTCAGGCGCGTCTACCCTAAAGCGCTGCCACTTAGCTGTCATCGTCTTCACCTTCAAACGGATCTTTCAGACCAACAACTATAGACGCCGACTCCTCTTTTATCTCTTGGATCAATTGGTCTATCTTGGCCTCGTTTAGCTCAGGATTAAGCCTTCGCATAACCTCTTTCCTTGATATCAAGCCGCCATCTATCTCGGTCATATAGTCCTTAGCAAGCTGCCCTCGGCTATGGAGTGGTACCTTTTTAGTAAATATAGTCAGCACTGAGCTGTTGACGTTGAATAGGTTCTTAGGTGCGAACGGGTCAAACTTAGGGTCATTAAGCCAAACAGGATGCATGTACTTCAATACAAGATCCCAATAGCCCTGCTCCCATCCCTTATATAGCTCTGTCTGCTTGTTTTGATGATCTAGGATATCAGCCTCATCGATGACCTTGGATATCCCAGAGGAGAAGCTATCGCCGTCCAGCTTGCCAATGGATCCTGGCCTAATGCCAAGCGATTGCAGCCATAGAGCTAGTTCTGTTGCAGCAAGGTTTAGAACCTGATCGATATCTACTTCTGGTTTGATAGATCCGATCTGAGGTGTTTTGTCAGAGCCTTTTTGTGATTTGAAACGCCAAAAAACGGCTGGTGACATTTTTAGATTCTCGTCATCTACGTCAACGCCGTACAGGATTGAGAAGACTTGAAACTTTGCAGCAAAATTTAAATCAGTCATTAAGACTGGGATCAGTAGCGATAGCTGAAGGATGTCGCTGGGAACCTTGGGCATCACTGAATTGCGAGAAGTCGTTAGGTACTCAAAGGGTATTCTACCGAAAGGGTTTTCATAAAGAAGTGGCTCGCCGTCCTCGAGGTCAAGCTTGTCCCTCATGATGTCGTCCCGTATCTCACCACTACTATCGAATATTACAAATTGATTATCTGACCATGCCCAGCGGATCTTAACGCTTCCAGTCCCTGCCTTGTCGGTACTTTCACCCATAAAAAGAATGATGACATTAGCTTCTGTAGGATCTACAGGGTTAAGGTTCACTGGCAGAAAGGAGTGGTTTGGAATTGATCTAGTTGTGGGCTTTCCCTTATTTAAAACAACCTGCTGCAGGGAGTATTGGAATACGTTTTGCAGCTCATTATTGTAATTTAGCTCATAGTTGATTTTAAGATTCTTCTCGTAGTACTCAAGGATCTTAAGATCCTGCTCATTATCTGGGTCGATAGATCGCCTTGGCGAGTTTTGGTATATCTGAGCAAGCTTGTTGTCCACTTGCCTTAAAATATTCACTGGAACAGCCCTAGAGTGTGCCTGGGATGCTGAGCTTTCGCCTAAGTCGTTTATCAGCTTTTCCATGAGCTGACTTAGTACGTCACCCTCTAGGATATCGAAAAGCTTCTCATTCACATCTAGCCGGTTGCTGTTGTCTTGTATCTGCCTGTTCAGAAGCCCAATCGACTCCTGTGCGGTTAGGTCTATCATAAAAATACCGTCCCTTGCTTTTTCTGTGTTGTTGACTCTAGTGTAGCACAAATTGCGTAACCAATTGCAGTGGTGACGTGCTGATAACTCTTGCTGTCATCTTCTATAAAATTTGCACCTTTTTTAAGCACGGTCAACTTCATGCCATCGATAGCAGTAGGGCACTTTTTATAGAAAAACACCCGAACCTGACCAGCATCGTTACAACATTGAGCGTTGACCTTAGAATGTCTAGTTCTGATAGGCGGGTTAGATCTTGGTACATCAATCTCATACCGAACTCTACGCCTCGTCAAAAACTCCTCAATGACATCATAGTTAGTATGCAGGCTTGATGGATCTCTAGCGCGTCCGGTAGCATCGCCTTGAATGATGTAGTGGTGCTCTGTGTCAATAAGCCCTCGGTTGAAAAAGTCGTCAACACCCTCATAGGTGTATGCTCCCTCTATTATCGACTCAGCAAAGAAGTGGAAGATTTTGCCAATGTATTGATACATTATTGAGGAAAGAGGCTTTTTGTGCCCTATATTAAAATCGAAGCTAAGGTAGATCGGGTAGTCAGGATCTACTTTGTAGTCCTTTTTATGTATGTTTTTCTCAGAGAATGCATGGTAGATGCCTTTGCCAATTAAGGATATCCATTTACCCCTTAAATAGCGTTCGGCCTCAAGGAATGAGTAATCTTGCCTTAATTGCTTTATGTAAATAGGATCCAGGAAAGGGTTGTCCGTGGTGACTGAATAAAATACATATCTAGAGTCGTATTTGTCTTTGCCATCGATAAAATATCTGTAAAGAAAGCTAGAGGGGTCACCAGGATTCGTTGCAAGCAAAAGGAAGTTTTCAGGCACGTTATGTATCCGCCTGAGCCTTGCCTTGAATTGCATAAAGCCGCCGCCCTCCTCGAAGAAGTCGTCAGGAAAATCTGTAGCCTCTTCCATGATGATGCCGCTTAGCTTTAGCGACCTGACCTTGGAGAAACGCTTGTCTCCAAAGCTGACTGCCATTATCTCAGAGCCGTTTGCAAACACTATGTCGCACGTGTTAGACCTTGTTTTGTAGTGAACTCCCTCTACAAAGTTAGCGTCTAAGTGCTCAATTATTTCAGTGTAGATAGTTTTTCTAAGGTCTGGCAAGGATAGCCTTGATATGGCAATTCTAGCGCCTGACCATCGCAAACAATGTGAGATAGCCCAATGAGCACAAAGGATACTCTTAGCAGACCCCACGCTACCGCTTAGCAATATCTCAGGCGTATACAGTGAGTAGTCGTGGTGGTAGAGAAGATCTAGAGCCTTTTGCTGATAGCCAAAAGGTTTGAAACCACTAAAATAGGGACTACTATCTAACAAGCGAAACCCTCGCAATTAATTTATTCGTACTCATATCCAACAATGCGTGTTTCTGTATCGTCCATATTGTCGCTGTAGACAAGGCAATAGTGAGCAGCTTCAGCCTGCGCCTGGTGTTTCCTGCCTTCAACACTCCAGCCGCTTTTAGGGTGGGTAATTTTATATATTGGTACGCTTGGCCTTGATCTCATTTTATTTACTCATCACCTTCTCTTAAAGCCTTTGGGTCATATGCAAGATTGAAGTTGAAGGTATTAGACTTCTCATTGTCAGGGTCATGACCATATGTTTCAGACTTTCTAAATCTATTTTTACAGTTATAAATGTATGCAGCGGCACTAAAATTCTTTAACTTACCAGCTGCACCATGTATACCCAACTCCTCCCAAAAAGCTTGGCAACGCTGAAAACCTATCTTTTTGGCCTGCAAAAATTCGTCATGAACCTCCCATTCGTATACAGTACGTTTACATACCTCGATCGTAGCTCCAAATGTTTCATAACTCATACCCTTAGCCATATGCTTGATCAACATCTGGCAGTATTTCTTTTTGTATTTTGTCGGTCTACCAGCTGGCATCACGGCTCCTTTACGATAGTTCCATTACAATAATCAGAGTATCTTTTTAGAATTACGTTTATATATTTTATATCTATTTCCATTCCAAAACATCTGCGCTCGGTCTTCTCGCAGGCTATTAGTGTGGAGCCGCTGCCTAGGAAATAGTCTAATATTATTTTTTTATTTCCACCCCATTCGTCAAAAAAATTCAAAATTAAATTAATGGGCTTTTGGGTTGGATGTAGCCTTTTTTCTCCCTTTTCCTTGTTTATAGCGCCCGTCCATATTGTTTCAAAAAGCTTTATCCTGTGTTTTTCTTTAGACCAGCATAATTCAAAATCACTATTGAAAAACATTTTATTTTGACGCTGTTCTTTCGTTTTCTTTGACCAAACTAACCACGATCCGCCCTTTGGTAAGTCCCAGCAGTAGTAATTACTTCCCCACCAAAACTGTTCTTTTATATCTTTGTTAAATATTTTCTTAAAATAATCTGTTTTATCATCACCTATAATACTCCCTAAATTACTTGGCCTCATACTTGTTGTGTTTTTTTTAGAAATCTTTACCCTATCGTCATATTCAATCCCATAAGGCGGATCAGTAAACACCATATCAGCCTTCGCACCATCCATTAGATCAGCAACATCAGCCTCACTAGTGGAGTCACCGCATTTAATACGGTGCTTACTTTTTAATCTAAGCATCAAGCAACCTCACAATCGCATGGGGTATCGACTCTAGATTTATCATATTCTATTTTTACATTGCATTTATCACATTCCAAATAAGCGCCTAGTAGAAATACATCGCCACGCTCGACGTCATATGTGTTTTCATTTTCCTCTACTTCGGGAACCTCGTCCTCACGCTCATCACGGTCTGACTGTTCTTGCTCCTCCTGCGCCGATTGAAAAAAGTCCTCGCCAATATCAGGAAAGTCAAAGTCGTCTAATTCAAAATTCTCACCTTCGATAAAATCCTGAAAGCCGGTTTTGTTTAGTTTACCATATTGGGATACCGCAAGTAGAACAGTCTCCTTGGCCTCGCTATATGTTCTGGCTTGAACTATGACGCAAGGGATTGGCGGGATCTCGATTCCCTCTTTCTGCATTTGTTGCAAAACGTGAACACGCTGGTGCCCATCGATGAGATAGTTGATACCGCCGTTTTTCCAAACGTGAAGAGATAGCTTAAAACCTTTCTCTAGCATCGACTTGCGAAGCTTAGAATGATTAGCGTCTGAGAGCGTCTTAAGCTCGCCTTGGAGCGGCTCCAGGCTGTCTACTGATATATGTTCCAGATTCTTTTCGACCTTGATCTCGACTGATTTAGCCATTGAAACCCCTATCACTAATATTTTTATATGTTGGCTCGAATCTACATTAATATGGCAGTGAATACAACGGCTTATACATAAAGACTGGTCTTGGTGTTTTTATGTATACACGGGAAAATTCAGATGGTATGGCATTCTCTTTTGATAAAGACAAATAGGGAGTGAGAAAAATGAAGGACAAGAGCAAAGTGGAAAAGATGATGCAAGAATATTTAGAAAAAACCAATACTGAGAGCTGGTCAAAGGCAGATTTTGAGCGATTCGAGCGATTGGTCAAGGAAGGTGCTCAAGATGTTCAGCGCTTTGTAGAGAAGTGCGGAGAGCACAGAGACGCTTACTTTTCCGAGCGAGACGTCCTTTTCGGTATTGTGCAAAGTTTTTTAGTTGAGCTAGAAAGACAACTTAATTTCATTTCTGAGGCAGACCCTGTGGACGTTGCCTTGAAGCTGGACAATATGGTGAGCAGACTGAAAAAGTCCACCGGTCACTTGTCGAAAGCCTTGGCCGCTCTGAGCTTTGACGAATAAAAATATAGAGCCAAGGACGGCTCTCCACTTCCAAGCAGGGGATGCCCCCGCTCTAGACTTACTTAACTACTTTGAATTTTGCGTAGTCAGTAGCAGTAAGATCATCAGAAGGAAGACGTGCCTTTGTCTCAGTTCCGTTGGGTCTTACTCTATAGATAGTATTCTCAACTTGCTTGAGATGAGTTCCTTCTTTCCAAGCTCTCCTAGTAACAAGATTTCCAGTAGACAAGTTTTTTAGTGCTGCTGCTATTGTAGCCATATGTGCTTTCCTTTGGTTTTAAATTGGTGGGTGGTACCGAGGGTAGTAAAAAGGTACGACGTTGAAACCACCCCCAGCAACGCCTGGTCTTCAATTCAGGAATGTAAGTCGTAGCATGACATAGAACAGTTTTCAATATTTAAAACCTGTTTATTTTGCTGAATTCCACCAGTCTCTGATCCAAGTCATTAATTTAAAAACCCCCATCACTGTGCATATCGGAACCACTACAAAAACGAGAAAAGTGATTCCAGAAATCCAATACCAAGGCTCGGCAAAAAATGCATCCATAACTAGTCTCCTTTTAAATATCTAATGGCTTCACGTATCGAGAAAAACAAATGTCTAGCGTGCTCGTTTATAATTTGCAGGACGTTATTGAAAACACTGAGAGATATCACTAAGAGGAAATATGTAGCGATGATAAAAATCACGGTGTACTCATCAAAGGCATTGACTATGCCCTCGATTAGTTTTTCGGATAGATCTTGTAGTAGTTTGTCTTTGTCGAACCAAGCCATGCATCACCCCCTAGATGCTAGTATATCATGGCTTAGCTCGACTTCGTTTCAAATGTTGCGTATTTCTATATTTTGCTCAAGGGTGTTGTGTAAGTCCTCCTCGCAGAAATATCGAGGGTCCGGTTTTAGGGCCATTAGCTTTTCAGTGTCGATTCGATCACAGATAAAGTATGGATCCTGGTCCTTGAAGTAAATAACTCTAATCAGAGCTAAGTCATTGACAACGTCCCAGGTCCATCCGTCCTTCTCGTAGAACCGCACGGCCATGGAACTAAAGCGGATGATCATCCAAGCTCCTCGGTTTTCCTAGCGACCACGATAATTGATTTACTGATATATGCTTGACCGTCCTCATTCTTTCCTGGTGCTTGACAGACATCTACTTTTATAATTTCGAGCCCATCATTTTCCATTGCTATAATGTCTTCTCTGGCACTTTTTACGCTTGTATATTGGTGTATTATCATATTTCCCTCCATAAA